CCAAGGATGGCGTGCTCCCGTTGGTGGCTGAAATTGATTTCCACCTCCCGGAGTCAGCGCCTGAGTGATTCTTTCCGCTTACTGCGTTGACCGTTATCAATGCAAAACCATGACTAGTGAAGTAGTCAATTTGAGTACTTTAAAAGTTATGTCTGGCGTGCAAGATTGCAGGCATCCTACGCTGAAAGATCAACTTATGCGTGATTCCATGCCTCGCACCCTTACCAGTAAGCTTGGGCACAGCTTATTGGTCCAACCGGCTAAGAACCTTCTCAACAAGATTGACCACACTTTTGGTTGGGATAAGAGCCGGCTCGATGAGTGGATGGCTAATCAAGGGCCACACTCTATCACCCAAGCATCATTACCCATGTTACTGCATGAGACGTCTTTCTGGAAATCACTGAGGAGAAACACCAAGAGAGAGTACATGGATTGTTATGCTCGGCACGACACTGCGGCTTTCTGGACCAGTGACCATCGTGCAGCTTGGAGGTGCCAAAGGACGGAAAAAATCTCGACCGCTGAGATGTTTTTCACCGTCTACCTTACCAATGCAACTTACCTTGGTACCAAGTACCACAATCCGCACCGTAGCTCAACTTATTTTTTGGCCTGTGATGACATCGTTAACTTTTTCGTTAATTTGGAACTGGCCGATCTTCCACCAAAACAGTTGAGAGCAAGGTGCTGGAAGCGATGGGGTTTGGGCCATAATTTCAATGTTCCTATTGAGATTGAATTGCCCCTTGTTCGCAATTGCATTGAAGCCGCCATTCTCACAATTATGGCGTTGACTCAAGCTGATGAGTTTGCTCCCAATCAGTGTATCCTGCAGATGTACAATGATGAGTCGAGTTTTGAAACCTTAACGACTCCATATGTACCGCGTTTTAGATCAATGCAAGAGGATACGCCATTGGAAAGCATAATGTCGAGTGTCCACAATTCGACAATTCAGATTCCCCCCAACGCTGAACTTGATGAGCGAGAGGCCATTGAGACGTTGGTGACGAAAGATCAGTTTGTAACTGATAGCGCTGAGGCGCGTGCTCAAGCACAAGAGGCCGTTGTTCAAAGGATTCCCCCTGCGTTGCTGCGTAGGGCGCGTCAATTTGACAATGAGTTCAACAGAGGCGATGAGAATGCCGATGTTGATGCCTTTCCCAGAGAACATCAGTCTGACGATAGCACTGATGATGAAGACGATGATCGCGTCTTCCCAACCAATGTTTTCCCTCGTGGCGATAACGACAACAATGATAACGATGTTGTCGACAATCAGCCGCGCTTGTCTCTGCACTCTCGCGTCCACGGTGGTGGGCCAAGTCAAAACCAAAAATGACTCCTGGCTCCGCATCACCTATGCGGATTCCGCGTGGATGATGACGGAGTGCAGATAGTGTCCCGGTCGCCTCAGAAACCGGACGCTACCGCCCGCGTGTTGCACGCGACGGACACGGCAAGAGAACCCATCGTCCACCAGATTGGAGCAGTATCCTCAAATTACGTGCTCCCTGTTGCTGACCCACATTACTGGAAAAATCAACTAGTTGGCGTGAAAGAAAGGATCTTCAGACGCCCTCCAAGCATCACGAAAGATGTCTCTTCCGAATTCGTGACCTTTGTTGAGAGATGGTTAGACAAGCATGTCGGTAATGTGTATCTTAACCCTGATTTTGACAGCTGGATTGCCAATGCACCATACACTCTTGTTAGGAAAGAACAACTTCGTGTTGAGTACGAGAGAGGTATGTTGCCGATGAGCTGGTCAAAGGTTAAATCCTTCATCAAACGTGAATTCTACCTTGAGTTCAAAGATCCACGGACGATCAATTCCCGTGTCGATAATTACAAGGTATTTGCTGGCCCCTGGATTAGTGCTATTGAGCATTGGGTCGTTGAAAATCTTCATTCGTTTGTTAAGGGTCTCACAATTCAGCAACGTGGTGAACGAGCCGCTCAGAGGATGGCTGGGTTTGTTCAGATGTACAACTCGGATTTTAGCCGTTTCGAGTCTCAGATGACTCCATTTGTTATACGCAAGATTGAATGTCAGCTTTATCGGCGTTTTGGTATGCCTGAGCTGTTGTTAAAACCACC